CTCGACCCCAAAATCTGCCAAGCCCGCTAGTCGAAAGACGGCGGGCTTTTGCATTTGGAGACCATCATGAACGTCGTGAACGATGCCTTACCGTGCTGCACCGAGACGCTTGTGAGTCGTGGCGCAGAGGCGACTGCGCTCGTCGATAAGCTCGAATCGTTCATTGGCAACTTCCGTTTCCTTTCTTCCGAAGCTCGCGCGCACATCGAACAGCAGTTCATCGAGTTGCGCAGCTATTTGCCGACGCACTGACTGCGTCCCGAATCTCCTCAGGGGCATCCAAGCCCTTTCAGACGCCCCGGCCGCGCGCCGGGGCGCTTCTTTTTAGGAGCCTGCAATGCTCAAGTTCAATCCCGACACCAACGTCATTTTCGACAACGACGAAGCTGCTGTTGCGCCGATCCGCGAGATCACGCGCGACGAGATTCCCGATCTAATCGCAAACGGAGCGGGCGTTGACCCGAGCGCCAACGTGGGGGAGCAAATCTCGTCGCCAGCCCAGACGGCTGGCGATGCCCAGGCTGCTCAGGACCCGGCTGTGTCTGCGACCGACTCGGATACGGACGCTGACGTGGGAAAGCCCGTCGACACGTTCTCGATCTCGCCCGCAGCATCCAACGGCGAATCCGCGGCGGCGGCTGACGAGGGAAAAGCGGCAGATACGCCCGTGACCTCCGACTCGCAATCAGTCGACGCTTCGCCCGCGGTGATTTCTGACGCGCAGGCCGATCCGGGCGGCGCGGGTGCTGCCGACCTCGATCCGACGCCGGCCGCACCGAACCTCGACGCGCAAGCGCCGGCAAGCGTGTCGTCGGACGCGGTCCCTTTGGACGTTGGTAGCACCGCTGATGCTGAGGCTGGCGGTGCTGAAGCGGGGGAGTCCGATGCGGCGCTTTCTGCTTCCCAGACTGGCTCTGGCTCGGATGAGCATCCGCTGACCATCATCGGGGAGATCGAAGCGCTGGTGCGGATGATCGGCAATAGCGCTGTGCACGAATACCAGCGCCTGATTCAGCGTCTGGCCGATCTCAAGAATCACCCGACGATCAAGGACGGCGAGTAATGCAGAGCCCAATCCGCATCAGCGTTCAGTCGGATCTCGACGCGCTGACGCGGAGGCTCAACGATTTCGAACGCAAGCAACTGCCGTTCGCGTCTGCACAGGCGCTGACGGCGGTCGCAAAACGCGTTCAGGCCGCCGAGAAAGCGGCCCTCCCTCAAGTGTTCGATCGTCCGACGCCATTCACGGTCGATTCCATCGGCGTAAAAGCCGCGCGCAAGAACACGCAAGAGGCGCTTGTGTTCGTGAAGGACATCGCCGCCGCGTATCTCGCCCCGTACGAGTTCGGCGGCACGCACAAGCTCATCGGCTCGGGCAAGACGTGGCTGAATCCGAAGGATATGGCGCTGCTTAACCAGTACGGCAACTTCAGCCGCACGGCACTGAAGCGTCTCGAAGGTCGGCCCGACATCTTCGTTGGCTCGATCAAGACGGCGAGCGGCGAGTCGATTGGTGGCGTATGGCAGCGCCCGACAGACGTCAAGGCGATCAAGCGCAGCGGCAAGCGCGGAGTCGCTCTGCGCGGTGCGAACAAGACGAGTCACCTGCGACTGCTAGTCCGCTTCGGCGACGCCCAGCCGGTCAAGCAGCACCTAGACTTTGGCAAGCGCGGCCGCGAGGTGGTCGCATCCACGTATCGCGCCGAGTTTGCTGCGGCGTTTGCAAAGGCGCTCGCGACGGCACGGTGATCGACGATGAGGATCTACAAGTGCACGAACTTCACTGGCTTCTATCCGGTGGGTGTCGCCGCAGTCATCGTCGCTGAATGCGCGTCCGCCGCTGAGCATCTGCTCAACGTGGCGCTTCAGGCTGTCGGGTTGCCTGGTGATGCGCAGATCAGTGAAGAGGACGCGATCGACTCGGCCGTGCCGGGCATCGTGATGCTGAGGAACGGCGACTACTAATCCGCGCGGGCGTGCGGGATGGTTGTAAAAGGTGCGCGTTTGGAGGGCGGGGCGGGCGGGTTTGGGAGGGGGTGTAGGTACGGCTTACAACCGGGTCCCTCTCCGCCCTTCTGCTTCGCGGGCACTGCGCGCGCGCGATCTTTCTCTAGCCACAAAAATTTGAAATTTGGGTAACACCAGCTGCGATGAATCAGAGCGAGTTTGCAACTCTCCACGGCGTCAGTCGAAAGACGGTCACGAAATGGAAGGAGCGCGGCTGGCTTGTGTTTGCGGGCGATGAAGTCGATGTCGACGCGTCGAATGCGCTGCTGAAAAAGTACCGGCGCGACGGCACGCCGGCTGTTACCCCGCCTGTTACCCAAGCGTCGGCGGGTAACAAACCGAAAACCGTTACCCAGGCGGCCAGCGAGGTAACGCTTGGCGAGCGCGAGAGCGCGGCGGACGCCGCAGACCGCATCTTGTCGGGCAACGTGCAGCTGCTCGATTTCGACGAAGCGCGCTGTTTCAAAGAGAACTATCTCGGGCTGAAGGCTCAGCTCGAATACGACCGCGACTCCGGTCTGGTGATCGACGTCGCCGAAGTGGCGAAAGCCGTCGGCACTGAATACGCCAAGGTCCGAACCCGCCTGCTGTCAATTCCCGCGGAACAGGCTCCGCGTCTCCATCGATGCAAGACGCCTGCCGAGTTGCAGGACATGTTGCAGGAGGTCATCACAGAAGCACTCGAAGAACTCACTCGCGATGGAGCAGGCAACCCTAAATAGCACACGGCGATACGCGCGCGGCTATGCAGCGTTGCGCGCGGGCCTCGCGGCGGCGCTTCGCCAGAACCTGACGCCACCGCCGAAGCTGACGTTGAGCGAATGGGCCGAGCGCTATGCCGTGCTTTCGCGTGAGACGAGTGCGCAGACCGGCCGCTTTCGGGCGTTCGGTTATCAGAGGGGCATGCTGGATGCAGTAACCGACCCCAGCGTCGAGAAGATCAGCGTCATGAAGTCGGCTCGCGTCGGCTACACGAAGCTGATGGATCACGCGGTCGGCTTCTTCATCCACCAGGATCCTTCGCCGATTCTCGTCGTGCAGCCGCGCGTCGAGGATGCGGAGAGCTATTCGAAGACCGAAATCGCGCCGATGCTGCGCGACACGCCGGTGCTGGCGGCGATCGCGGGCGAACAGAAGGCGAAGAACAGCGATCAGACGATCCTCGCGAAGACGTTTCGCAATGGTTCGAGCCTGACACTCGTCGGTGCGAACAGTCCGGCAGGCTTCCGGCGGATCACGTCACGCGTCGTAATGTTCGACGAGGTTGACGCTTATCCGGTCGACGGCGCGGGAAACGAAGGCGATCAGATTGCCCTCGGTACGAAGCGCTCCGAAACCTTCTGGAATCGCAAGATCGTCCTCGGCTCGACGCCGACGGTGAAGGGGTACAGCCGGATCGAGAAAAGCTTCAGCGAGAGCGATCAGCGTTACTTCTTCGTTGCCTGCCCACACTGCGGTGAGCGCCAGGTGCTCGAATGGGGCAGTCCCGAAACGCCGTACGGCATGAAGTGGGACAAGGACGAGCACGGCAACGGCATTCCGGAAAGCGTCTACTACGTCTGCCGGCACAACGGCTGCCTCATCCACGAGGCCGACAAGGCTGACATGGTGATGAACGGTGAATGGCGCGCGACGAAGCCATTCAAGGGGCATGCCGGGTTCCATATCTGGGCCGGATACAGCCTCTTTCCGAACGCGTGCTGGTCGAACCTCGTAGCCGAATGGCTCCGCGTGAAGGACGACCCGCTCGCGCGGCAGACGTTCATCAACCTCGTGCTCGGCGAGCCTTACGAGGATCGCGGCGATCGCGCGCTGAGCGAGACGCGGCTGGCGGCTCGCACGGAAGTCTGGGATGCGGAAGTGCCCGACGGCGTCGGTCTGATCACAGTCGGCGGCGACGTCCAAGACGATCGCGTCGAGCTCGAAACGATCGGCTGGGGTCACAACGAGGAAAGCTGGTCGATAGATCACACGGTCATCGAGGGTGACCCCGAGAGCGCGGAGCTTTGGAAACGCGTGGACGAGTACCTGAAGAGGGTCTGGCGGCGCGCGGACGGTCGCGGTTTCGCAGTATCCGCCGCCTGTATCGACTCCGGCGGTCACCACACACAGAAGGTGTACGAGTTCGCGAAGGCGCGACTCGGGCGCCGGATCTGGGCGATCAAGGGCGAGTCGGCGCGCGGCGGCGCCCGGTCACCTGTTTGGCCGACGAAGCGGCCTTCGTCGCGAACGAAATCGACGTTCCGGCCGGTCATCATCGGCGTGAATGCGGCGAAGGACGTGATTCGAGAGCGGTTGCGACGCGATCCGGAAGATAACGACGGCGTGCTGACGTACCCGGCCGGGTACATGCATTTCCCGACGGACCGCGACATCAACTACTTCGCGCAGCTCATCTCGGAGCGCTCGGTGACGAAGTTCGCCAACGGGCAGAAGTTCCGGGTGTGGGAGTTGCCGCCTGGCCGCGCGAACGAAGCGCTCGACATTCGGGTATATGGCTACGCGGCGCTGTGCGGCCTCATGCACATGGGCCTGAAGTTGAACCGGCGCGTCGAAGCGGTGCAGGCGGATCCGACCGATCTCCTGCCGCCTGCTCCGGAGATGCGGCAGGAGGTCGAGCTCGATGTGGTGAGCGCAGCGCGGCCCGTACGCCCAGACGGCCCGATCATCAAACAGGCGCAGCCTGAGAAACGCTCTCGGATCCGGCGGCTCGCCGGCTGAAGCATAGGAGAACCACTTTGCGATGCTTCGACCCGAGCCGCAGCCTGCTCGCCGGCATGGATCAGACAGCGCTGCGGCAGTCACTCGCCAATGCGCAGCAGATCTACATCCAGTTGTCGACGGGGGCGCAGGGCGAGTCTTACTCGTACACGCAGGGCGACGGTACGCGCTCAGTCACGTACACGCGCGCAAACCTCGCGGAGCTTGCGGCGGCGATCCAGTTGATGCAAGCGCAGCTCGGCATCGTCTCGTCGCCCCGCAGAGCAAACCGAATCACCTTCACACGGCGATAACGCATGGAATCGAACGTACAGCTACTTGGTCCGGACGGGAAGCCGCTGCCGGAGCGCAAGAGCCGTGCGCTCGCGCTGAACGGCAGCTATAGCGGGTACGGCAGCACCAGCGCATTCGATGCGGCGGACATGTCCAGCCAGCACATGCGGGACTGGAACCCGGTGCTTTGGTCGCCGGATGGCGAACTCAATCCGTACCGGGATC